TGATGCGACGACTTTAGCCCTACATCGCTTTAGACAAGGCGGTTTTTTACGTTTAGATGGCGATTATAACGACGAAGAAGAGTATTATCCGAGAATACGGACGTATTACTAATTTACCGACTTAAAAAACTAGAGTAGGGTAGCGTTCCATGGCTGAAGTGCAACTCCCAGAAGATTTAGAGGGCGAAGAACAGGTAGAAATCCTGTTTGACGAAGACGATAACCTCGTAGATCCGTCAGCAATGGAAATGGACGTAAATATTGCGTTCGATGAAAACCTCGCTGAGTATTTAGACCCAGCTACCCTCAGAGAAATCTCTTCAGAACTCCTAAGTTCTTATCAAGACGATTTAGATAGTAGAGAAAACTGGTACGAAACTTTTCGAGACGGATTAGAACTACTAGGTATCGAAAACGATCCTCGTAGTGAACCGTTCGAAGGTGCTAGTGGTGTATACCATCCGCTATTAGCCGAAGCTGCTACTCATTTCCAAGCCCAAGCCTATAAAGAATTATTGCCTGCTAACGGCCCAGTAGATACGAAAGTTATGGGCGCGTCTAACGATCCGAAAGCGATGCAAGCTAATCGCGTTAAGGATTTTATGAACTTCCAGCTGTTATACAAAATGGAAGAATACGATCCTGAAATGGATCAAATGTTATTTTTCTTACCGTTAGCTGGTTCTGCATTTAAAAAATGTTATTACGATCCGACGATGGGTCGTGTCGTTTCTAGGTTCGTAAAAGCAGAAGATTTAGTTGTTCCGTATACAGCTACGGATTTACATACGTCCCCTCGTATTACGCATCGTTTAACGATGACAGAAAACGATCTGCGTAAATTACAACTTAGCGGGTTTTATATCGACGAAGAGATGAGCCGCCCTTCGTATGCAGACCAAGAAGACGTAGTACAACAAAAGATAGACGAAATAGAAGGCGTAAGCCGAACAGGTAAAGAAGCTGATTATACGTTACTAGAGTGCCACGCTGAATTAGATATTGAAGGTTTTGAACATAAAGACGATAACGGTGAACCTACAGGGTTAGCTTTGCCTTATATCGTTACGGTATGTAAAGATAACAATCGTGTTTTATCTATTCGTAGAAACTATGTAGAAAACGATCCGATGCGTAAAAAGATCGAATATTTTACGCATTATAAGTTCCTTCCAGGATTAGGCTTTTATGGTTTCGGTCTAATCCATATGATCGGCGGCGTTACGAAATCAGCGACCGCAATCCTACGACAGCTAATAGACGCTGGTACATTAGCGAACTTACCCGCTGGATTTAAAGCACGTGGATTAAATATCCAAAGATCTGATGATCCTGTACAGCCAGGAGAGTGGCGAGACGTCGATACTCCTGGAGGCACCATCCGCGATGCGTTTATGCCGTTACCGTTTAAAGAACCAAGTCCTGCACTCGCGCAACTTATGGGCGTATTAGTAGAATCTGGTCAACGGTTTGCTTCTGTTATGGATAATCAAACAGGCGACGCTAATAGTCAAGCGCCTGTAGGTACGACTGTTGCGCTTTTAGAAAAAGGTCAGAAAGTAATTTCTGCTATCCATAAACGATTACATTATGCGCAACGTAATGAATTTAAAATTTTAAAAAGATTATTCGGCGAATACTTACCGCCAGAGTATCCGTACATGGTACAAGGTGCTCAGCAAACAGTATTCGCTGAAGACTTCAACAACAGTGTTGATGTCATCCCCGTATGTGATCCAAATATTTTTAGTACGACTCAACGTATTATTTTGGCACAAACGCAACTGCAGATGGCGCAAAGCGCCCCGCAGATACATAACCTCAAAGAAGCCTTCCGTAAGATGTATATCGCACTTAATATCAAAGATATTAACGATATTCTTTTGCCGGATATGGCACCCGCTCCTAAAGACCCTGTTCAAGAAAATATGGATTCGATGTTAGGAGCGCCACTACAAGCGTTTCCGCAACAAAACCACGATGCGCATACACAAGCGCATTTGGCTATGATGCAAAATCCGATGGTAGCCCAAAACCCTGCAGCCGTAGGGGCATTACAAGCGCATATACAACAACACCAAGCACTCAAGTATCGAATACAAGTGATGGAGATGTTAGCGCAACAAGGTATACAACTACCACAACCTGGGCCAGACGGTCAGATGCCGCAACTACCACCCGAGATGGAAAACGAAATTGCAATCGCTGCAGCACAAGCTACGCAACAAGTCACTGGTCAAGAACAAGCCTTGGCACAAGCGATGGCTATGCAGCAACAAGATCCTCAACGTCAGATGTTCCAAGAGCAAATGGAACTGGAATTCGAAAAGCTCGCGCAGCGTGATAGAGAATCACAACGTAGAGCACAGACGGAAAGAGAAAGATTAGAGTCTCAAGAGCAGCAAACGGATATCCGTGTAGCTGCAGAACTACAGCAGGCAGAGATGCGTGACGATAGGGATATAGATTCTAATTTGACGGAGATTGCAAGAATCGTTAGAGAGTCTCGGGAACAGGAATAAGTGCCTCATTTAATAAGTAATATCCCTCATTTTAACTGTTGGGTAAGAAGAGAATTTACATACAATCATCTTGACTATCACGGAGAGTATTTACATGCAATAGCGATTGCGGTAAATACGATCCCAGACAGATGTTTATCGTTCCAAATCGTATTTACTGGATACGAATGGGATAAAGAAGAGGATGAGGAGAATCTACACGGCGGTGCGATGTGGGCAAGAATGCCGATAACCGCTTTGATAGCTGATACTAATACTGAGGATATGCCGGAACAAATGGCAACTCATTTAGCACAGCCTTGGGATTGTAGTTCTCGTGACCATGAGGTCATCGTTATGGATCGTGTATCGTCAAGCCCATGGCTTTGTAAAATAGATAACGAATTCCATACGGGGAAATATTTATTCACTGTAGATTATACAGGAAACGATATCGCTGATGATCCTGCGCAACATAAGCAGAGTCATGTAATACAGCTAACGAATGCTGGGAAATGGACGGGTAATATCGTAGCGTTACCTAATAATCGTGTAAGAGCGACTAATCCAGCTTTATGGGAAACAGGTTCGGGTGCTCCCGACTTTTACCCTAGTCAACATCTGCATACCGCAGAGATTGATGATAGCTACATGGATCCGAATGTGACCTTTAACAATCTTTATTCGAAAGGAGAAGACTAATGCCAGGACATAAGAAAAACAAAAAGATGCCCATGAGCCCAGGAAAAATGAAGCGCGGTGGGCGTACTAAATCTAAGTCTCGCAGTAAGAGCAGAAAATGAGAAACCTTAGAGAAACGGAACTACCTTATCCGTCCCCTAAAACTCAAAAGGCCGGTGTACAGCCGTCCATCCCAGAGCCTTCGAACGAAGGCTTTGCGAAAGCTACGGTGCTGGCAGAAAAAACTATCAGCATTCCTGGGAAAAAAGTAAGAACAAAAGGAACTGGCGCAGCTACTAAAGGATTGGATTTTACTAGCTACGTGAACTGATGGATTTCATAAAATATTCGGAGTATTTGCTCCGCAACCTGCGCGAGAGGCAGCATGAACTCGCGCAGGCTCTCGCCACAGGTGGCGCACAAGACTTTGTTCAGTACCAACGAATAGTTGGGGAAATATCAGGGCTTAACTTTGCTGAACAAGAAATAACTGCCCTGCATGGAAGGTTAGAAGATGTCGAAGACGACTAACGAGGGGGCAACCCCTGATCGTGTCCTAAATTTTGGATCTGATACGCCGTTAGATCCTCCGAAGGAACAAATTACTCCTGAAAATTTAGAGAGTCACGCAGATAAATTACCAAACCCAACAGGGTATAGGTTACTTATCCTCCCGTTTTCTCCTCCAGAGAAAACAAAAGGCGGCATTATGATCGCTAAACAAACTCTTGATAAAGAGCGTATAGCTACCGTTGTAGGGTTAGTTGTAAGAACCGGCCCAGACGCATATTCCGATCCAGATAAATTTCCTGATGGCCCTTGGTGTAAAGAGGGTGATTGGGTAATTTTTGGTCGCTACGCAGGAGCTAGATTTAACATCGACGGGGGCGATATGCGCCTACTTAACGATGACGAGATTTTAGCTACTGTAAATAATCCAGAAGATATTCTGCAATAAGGTGAAAGGTAATGGCTGAGTCCCAAGATATTGAGCTCATACTCCCAGACGAAGAAGTAGACCCTAGAGCTGCTGACGTAATTCAAGAAAGCGCAGGTGATTTTGATACTTCTGCTACGGTAGAAGAATCTGCAGACGAATTAGATGAGTATAGTGATGGCGTTAAAAAGCGCATAGATAAACTTACTTACCGTATGCGCGAAGCAGAGCGTCAAAGAGAAGAGGCGATAGAGTTCGCTAAAAAAGTTTCAGAGCAAAATAACCAGCTACAAACGAAACTTAAATCTTCAGATTCGACGCTCGTAAATGAGTATCAGCAGCGCGTAGAGTCCGATAGGGAACGAGCGCGTAAAGCTCTTAAAGAAGCACAAGAGCTTGGGGATGCAGAAGCTATTGCATTAGCTACAGAGGCTGTTGCTAAAACTTCTTACGAAGCGCAGAATGCCGAGCGTTTGGTAGCAAGACAAAAACAAACGGCTGAACAAGAAGTTGTAACGCCTGAGCTACCGCAGCAAAGGAATGTACAACCAGCAGCTCCAGACCCTCAAGCAGAAGCGTGGGCAGAAAGGAACAGCTGGTTTGGTGAAGACGAAGGCATGACCTATGCTGCTATGGGTATACACCAAAAACTAATTAAAGAAGGTGTTGTCCCTAGTTCTAAACATTATTACGAAAGAGTGGACGCAGAGATGCGAGATCTCTTTCCACAAAGATTTGTCAATGAGACAAAGAACGTGCAATCTGCCGTAGCAGGTGCAAGCCGTGGTGCTGGTGCCGTTAAGAAAGGTGCACGCAGTGTGAAACTCACACCGTCACAGATAGCGATAGCTAAAAGAATAGGTGTGCCTCTTGAAGAGTACGCAAAATACGTTAAGGAGTAGAAAATGACAGATCGTACCTCCAGATCTGCTGAAACACGAGCTAAGAAGGCTCGCCGTAAACCATGGCAACCGCCATCTATGTTAGACGCTCCTGAAGCTCCTCCTGGATATAAACACAGGTGGGTACGTGCAGAAGTCCGTGGGCACGATGACAAAGCGAATATGTCTAAACGTATTCGTGAAGGATTCGAGCCAGTAAGAGCAGAAGAATATCCTGATTTCGACGCTCCTACGATTGAGGACGGCAAACACGCTGGCGTAATAGGTGTTGGTGGCTTAATACTCGCGAAAGTCCCTGAAGAAACTGTTGAAGAACGTAATGAGTATTTCCAAGGAAAAACTGCAGAACAACTTCAAGGTGTCGACAATGATTTGATGCGAGAGGCTGATCCAAGAATGCCGCTTAGACAAAGCGATATGAGGAGAAGCACAAAAGTGGAATTCGGTAGCCGACAACCGGCTGCTGATTAAGTTATCATTTTCCTTAGAGGATTAAATCATGGCTAATACTGACGCCCCTAACGGGTTCACACCAGCCTACCACCTGTATGGTGGAACGATTCGTCCTCAGAAGTTGCGTATTGCTAGTGGCACCTCTGCTGCTATCTTCAACGGAGACGTTGTAAACCTATCTTCTGGGTACGTTATCCAAGGCACTGCGACAGGCACACCAGCAGGAGTTTTTGCTGGTTGTTTCTACACCGCAACAGACGGTGCATTTACTTACTCTAATTTCTTCCCTGCCGGCACTACAACGCTGGGCAGTGCAGATATTGAGGCGTATGTGTACACCGATCCAGGCATCGTATACGAAGCTCAATTTACCGCTGGCACTCCAGCTGTAAGTTTTATCGGCGCT